AGGTAATTTATACGTCAAACGTGTAATAATAAAAACCATACAAAGCTCTGAGCTTGTTGTAATTAAATTAAATTAAATCAAATTAAATATGTCAGACAAAATTGTCAAGAACTTAAGCTTTGGTGATGACGCTAAAGTTAAGGTCTTCGAAGGAATTAATAAACTCACAAAAGCTGTTAGCTCTACATTAGGAGCTAGCGGCCAATGTGTCATACTAGAAGACGGTAGCGGAAGACCTATCATTACAAAAGATGGTGTAACAGTTGCTGATTCAATAACATTACTAGACCCAGTAGAAAATATGGGTGCTACGCTTTTAAAGGAAGCTGCTAGAAAAACTGTGAAAGAAGCTGGAGACGGAACAACAACAGCTACAGTACTAGCGCACTCTATTCTAAACGAAGCTTACGAAGCTTCTAAAACAGATAACATCAGAATAATTAAAGATGGTATTGGCACTGGTGTTGAGAAAGTAATAAAATACTTAGAGAGAAAAAGTATTGAAGTTAGTGGCGATATGTTAAAAGATATTGCTACTATTAGTTGTAACAACGAAAGAGATCTAGGAGAAATTATTGGCGACGCCTTTGAAGCTGTTGGTGAAAACGGAGTTGTTATGATGGAACCTACAGACGTCGAAGAAACAAGCTTTGAATTAGTAGATGGAGTTCAATACGAAAAAGGTTTGACAAACTCTCATTTTGTAACTAGTCAAGAAAAAAGAGTTGCAGAACTTGAAAAACCAGTTGTACTACTTTTAGAATCACCAGTTGAGACTATAAGAAAAATACAATCAGTTTTAGAACATGTTATACAAAACAACATACCTTTATTAATTATAGGTGATTTAGATCCTCAAGTAGTCTCTACGTTAGCTATGAATAAAGTTAAAGGTAATATAAAGGTAAACGTAATCAACGCTCCTACGTACGGTATTAATAAAAAAGATGTATTATCTGATTTAGCTGTATTAACAGGTGCAACAGTAATAAATGAAGATCTTGGAGACGACTTAGATGTTATAAATCCAGATTTATTAGGTACGTGCTACAGAAGTGTAACTGATGATTACGAGACTATACTACAAGTAGATAACGAAACAGAAGAAGTTAAAAATCTTATAGACGAGGTTAAAAGCCAGATAAAGGAAGCTAGAGCTCCTGGAGATGTTATTAGATTAGAAAAAAGACTTTCAAGGTTATCTGCTAAAGTAGCTATAGTAAAAGTCGGTGCTAACTCAGAGATTGAGTTAAAAGAAAAGTCAGATAGAGTTGAAGACGCTATATGCGCAACCAAAGCCGCTATTAAAGAAGGTATAGTTTCAGGTGGTGGAATTGCTTTATTAGATGCATCGACAAAAGTTAAGCCTAAGAACAAAGGTGAAGAGATACTACTAGAAGCCATTAAGGCGCCATTTAAGAAGATATTAAGTAATTCAGGTGTTGAGTTTCAGGTATCAGGTAAAGAAGGCGTAGGAATTGACGTAGTAACAGGTAAGATGGTTAATATGATTAAGAAAGGAATTATTGATCCTTTGTTAGTTACCAAAAGCGCACTTAAAAACGCTGCCTCAGTAGCCACAACTATATTATCAACTGATTGTGTAATTAATAACTTAAGAGTTGGAGATGAAAGCAATAGGTAGTAATATAATTATAGAAAAAATAAAAGAAGCGCCTGTGTCTAAAACAGACGGAGGCTTGCTTCTTACAGAATCACAAAGACAAGACGTCAGGTATAAGAAAGGTTCAGTTGTAAACTGTGGTGATCTTGTTAAAGGTGTCACAGAAGGTGATAGCATATTTTATGATAAACACGCTGGTCATAGAGTCGAAATAGGTGACGATATTTATTATGTTATCAAATTTCAAGACGTTGTAATTGTTTTATGAGAATAGAGGCTAGCGATATTAAAGATTTAAACTTATTAAAGCATTATAGAATTATAAGAAAGTGGGCGTGCAAAAACAACGACTTAACTGATGCTGATTTAGAATTATTAATATACCTAGACTGTATTGATCTTTTTACTAAAAAAGATTTTATGGATGGTTCATATTCTTATAGTTGGGACAAAAGAAGATGGAATAAATTATTAAAAGAAGACTGGGTGCAAGTCTGGAGGCCTAGAAATAGAACTACACAAAAGTATCATATATACAAGGTTTCTTTTAAAGGTAAACAACTTATACAGAGAATATATAGAATTATGCTTGGCGCTGAAGACATACCTACGAGTATGAAAAGAAACGTCATAATGAAGGGTAAGACATATACTGATAAGGTTTTAATAACCTCCATAAACAACGTTAACAAAGACAAAAATAGATAACTATGAACAATCAATTAATCAATGAGCAAGTAGATCCAATGACTGGTGAGCCTGTTCAATTTACAACTGTTCCTCCAACTCCATCAAACGAGTTAGGTTCAGCTAAGCCGCTTTTTAACGACGGCTCTAAGAACTATGCACAATCAATATATGGTGACGTAGCTCAAAGACAAAACTCTTTAGGATCAAACGCGCCATTGTTTAAAAAAAGCTGTGGTTATAAAAAATAAAACTATGAAAGGAAAAAACGGAATTGTAGGAGAAAATACTTTATGGGACGGACCATTAAGTCAAGACGGTAGACCTCACGGAAAAGGATCTAGCTCAGGTATAAACGGTATGAAGCTAAAGTTAGCTGACTGCGGTTGTGACTCATTAAAAGGACCTATAACTCAAAGAGCTAAAGGCTTGTAATAAAAAAAGCTATGAGTGATTTGAAATTATATGCAGCAAATACTTTAACTTTAGGCGTGACAACTTTTACAAATATAGAGATGAGTTTAAAAGTAATACTACTATTACTTTCTATAGGATATACGCTAAGTAAATGGCTTAACATTAAAAAAGAAAAATAATGGCTTATACTCAAGAAAATATTTCTCCTTTCTTGAAAGTTAGAAAAACTACAAAAGGAAAAGGTAGAAATTTTAGAACAACAAAAGAAGGAGCCGGAATGACTTCTGCTGGTGTTAAGAAGTACAAGAAAGAAAACCCAGGTAGTAAGCTTCAAACAGCTGTAACCGGTGATGTAAAACCAGGTAGCAAAGCCGCTAAAAGAAGAAAATCTTTTTGTGCTAGATCTAAAGGTTGGACTGGTGAAAGAGGTAAAGCCGCTAGAAAAAGATGGAAATGTTAAAATAAAAACTATGAAAAAAAGTAAAGCAAAAGTAGAGCAAGATTATGCTAGAAACGCAATCCACGATTACGAAACTGGTAAGAAAAAACAAGGTAACTACGAAAAGAAAAAAGAATTAGAAGTCGCTGCTGGTGAAGGATTCAAAATGAAAGGTGAATCAAAAAGCCCTTTGTATTCTAAAGGATCTTTTATGTCTAAGCATTGTAAATCAAGTTTTGGATCTCCGTTAAATAAAAAAAGCTGTAGTAAATACTAGTATGGCTTTCAGTATGAAGATGGGTGAAATGTCTATGGATAACACTCCTATATACCAGGTTGATACTGAGAAAGGTGTTATGGGTCAAGCTTTAAACAATGGCTCTATACTGATAGATAAACACTTGAGTGGTAAAGATAAAGAAGAAGTTATAAAGCACGAAAAAGTGCATCTAGATCAAATGAGTAGAGGAGATTTAGATTATGATGGCGATAACGTTTATTGGAAAGGTAAGAAATACCCTAGATCAGTAATGAATGAAGGAGCTAAAAATTTACCTTGGGAAAAAGAAGCATACAATAAAACTACAGATATGAAAAGTTCAACAAATAATACACCTTTTTACAAAACTGGACCTAGTGATCCTAGTCCAAAAGAGAATCAGTCAAAAGCAAAAGTAGGTGAAATACCTGGATTACAAGAGATTAAGCAAAGGTTTAAGGGTAAGTATGAAGTTACAGCTAAAAAAGGTCAAGTTAACAAATACAAATTAGTAGACAAGAGTGGTAATTCAATTTCCTACTCTGCTGGACCAAGAAGCAAAAAAGAAAAAAGAACTTTCGCTGAAGCTATAAACGAGTCAATGAAATGAAAAAAATCCTAAGCCTTTTAACAGGTGGTCTTATTAAAGACGTTGGTGGTGTAATAGACAAGCTAACCACTACGGATGAAGAAAGATTAGCTGCTAAGCATAAAATACAAGAATTATTAGAACAAGCTGATAAAGACGCTCAAGCTCAAGTAACTGATCGTTGGAAGGCTGATATGGCTAGTGATAGTTTTTTATCTAAAAACATACGCCCATTAGTTCTAATATACTTAACTATAGTTTTCACTGTGTTATCTTTTTTTGATGGCAATATCGGTGGGTTCAAAGTTGCTACGCAATACATACCGATATTTCAGTCATTATTAATAACGGTATACGGTGCTTACTTTGTAGGAAGGACTTGGGAAAAGTCTAAACAATCAGGTAATAATAAATAGTAATAAATAAAATGTCTAAAACAATTAAATTAAATCAAATGGAAAACAAGATCACAGAAGAAGAATTAACATTATTAAAAGAGTTGCAAGGTAAATTAAACCAATCTGTTTCACAGGTAGGATTTTTAGAAACTCAAAAGCACTCTTTATTACACGCGATTGCAGAAATCAATTCTGATGTTGAAAAACAAAAGTCTGAGCTAGAAAATAAATACGGAAGTATTACAATTAATCTAGAGGACGGTAGTTTTGAAGAAGTTAAACAAGAAGAAGCTTCAGCAGAGTAATTATGTCATCTATTATAAGAAAAATTAGTATAGGTTCTGATTATAAAAACGACGCGATGCATTACGCATTGGGTCAATCAGTATATGGTGGTCACGAAATATCACACATACTTTATGATGAGTCTAAAAATTCTTATAGTATACATATAAAAAAAGACAATGAGATATTGCCATGGAAGAAATTTAATTCTAACATGGCTATATCCGTTGAATATGATTTAAAATACTAATGAGAAGTGTTTTTGACTTTATAGTTAAACCTATAGAAGGACGATATAAAAATGATATAGATGTTAATGGTAAAAAACTTATACTTAATTCTAATATAGAAAATTTTAAGTTTATAAGTAGAACAGCAGAAGTAATAACTGTGCCATTATCACTAAAGACATCAATACAACCTGGTGACATTGTTATAATTCACCACAACGTATTTAGAAGATATTACAATCAAAAAGGAGAAGCTGTAGACAGTAGTAAACTTTTTAAGGAAAATCTTTATTTTTGCCAACCAGATCAAATTTATTTATACAAAAGAAACGGTAAATGGAAACCTGTAGGTAACAGATGTTTCTTAATGCCAATAGAGAATAACGATAGTTTCTCAATGGATAAAGAGCGTAAGGATGTTGGTATACTAAAAATTGGTAATAGCTCGTTAGAAGCGCTAGAAATAGCCGAAGGAGACTTACTTGGATTCAAAAGCAATAGAGAGTTTGAGTTCATAGTTGATGATCAACGACTTTACTGTATGGAATCTAATGATATTTTATTAAAGTATGAATATAAAGGAGACGAAAAAGAATATAATCCTGGCTGGGCAAAAAGCAGTTGAAGAATTAATTCAAGTAGCTAAAGAAAAAATAGTTGACTCAGACGATGATATCTCTGCTGATAGATTAAAAAACGCTGCAGCTACAAAGAAGCTAGCTATTTTCGATGCTTTTGAAATACTTAGTAGAATAGAAGAGGAAGAAAAGCTTTTGGAAGAAAAACCAAAAGATGCTAAACAAGAAAAATCTTTTAAAGGTTTTGCTGAAGGTAGATCTAAGTAATGTATAAGCAAACGCTAGTACGTACTGTAAAAGATCATATAAAGCCAGCAGTACTCAAAAGAAATAATAGATACAAAAAGTGGGAAAAAGGCTATAACCCTGAGTATGATGTAGTTATAATAAGTAGCGATGGAACTATAGGTGAAATCATAGAGATTCAAAACTTAAAAATAGCATTACCGTTAAAACCTAAGAACGTTCACAAATGTTCTCAGGATAAAAAAGATCAAGTTTGGACGAAGTTGGAATATCCAAAAGAACTATCTAAGATAAAGAGTGTTTTTGATTGGGAAAAATATCCAACTGATTTTAAAGAAGAGTGGTACGAATACATAGACAAAGAGTTTGAAAAAAGAGAAAAAGGTTTTTGGTTTTATAACAATGGCAGTCCGACTTACATTACTGGTACTCATTACATGTACTTGCAATGGTCCAAGATTGATGTTGGGGCAGCAGATTATAGAGAGTCAAACAGACTATTCTTTATATTCTGGGAAGCTTGTAAAGCAGACAAGAGGTGTTATGGAATGTCGTATCTCAAGAATAGACGTTCAGGATTTTCATTCATGGCGTCTGGGGAGACAGTTAATATGGCCACAATATCAACGGATTCACGGTTTGGGATATTGTCCAAATCTGGCGCCGACGCAAAGAAAATGTTCACAGATAAAGTTGTACCCATTTCTAGCAATTACCCCTTTTTCTTCAAACCAATACAAGACGGAATGGACCGGCCGAAAACGGAACTCGCCTATAGAGTACCCGCGTCAAGGCTCACCAGACGTAAACTTAACGAAGGTGAAACCGAGGAAGAACTAGAAGGATTAGATACAACTATTGACTGGAAGAATACGGGAGACAACTCCTATGATGGTGAAAAATTAAAACTATTAGTACACGATGAAAGTGGAAAATGGGAACGACCAGATAATATATTAAATAACTGGCGAGTTACAAAGACTTGTTTAAGACTAGGTAGTAAGATCGTTGGTAAATGTATGATGGGTTCAACCTCTAATGCTTTAGAAAAAGGTGGTGGGAACTTTAAAAAACTTTATTATGCCTCAGATGTCACAAACAGAAACCGCAATGGGCAGACTAGCTCAGGACTATATTCTTTGTTCATACCTATGGAATGGAACTACGAAGGATTCATTGATGCTTTTGGATTACCTGTATTCGATAACCCAAAAAAAGAAACTAGAGACCCTGGCGGCGATTTAATAACTCACGGAGTTATAGAGCATTGGGAAAATGAAGTTGATGGATTAAAAAACGATCAAGACGGTTTAAATGAATATTATCGTCAGTTTCCAAGAACAGAGAAACACGCTTTTAGAGACGAAGCTAAATTATCTTTATTTAATTTAACTAAGATATACGAGCAAATAGATCACAACGAAGAGTTTGCTAATAACAAGACAGTTACTAGAGGAAGCTTTCAATGGGAGAACGGTATAAAAGACACAAGAGTTATATTTACACCAAATAAAGACGGTAGATTCCTTATTAGTTGGATTCCACCTATAAATCTTCAAAACCGTGTGATAGTAAAGAATGGGGTTAAGTTTGCCGGCAATGAACACATCGGTGCTTTTGGCTGTGATAGTTATGATATTTCAGGAACTGTAGACAACAGAGGTTCTAAAGGTGCTTTGCACGGTTTAACTAAATTCAGTATGGAAGACGCTCCAATTAATATGTTTTTTCTAGAGTACATAGCTAGACCTCAGACAGCTGAGATGTTTTTTGAAGACGTACTAATGGCTTGCATATTTTATGGTATGCCAATACTAGCAGAGAACAATAAGCCTAGATTGTTATACTATTTTAAAAGAAGAGGTTACAGAGGCTTCTCTATAAACAGACCAGATAAGGTATTTGCTAAATTATCAACAACAGAAAAAGAAATAGGTGGTATACCAAACTCTAGTGAAGATATTAAACAAGCTCATGCAGCTGCAATTGAATCATATATAAACGATTACGTAGGCGCTACTGAAAGAGGTTATGGAAATATGTTTTTCCAAAAAACCTTAGAAGAGTGGGCAAAATTTGACATAAACAATAGAACAAAGTTTGATGCAACTATAAGTTCTGGTTTAGCTATAATGGCTTGTAACAAAAACAAATACACGCCAGTGTTTAAGCAAAACAAGAAACCTGTTGCTGTATCTTTTGGTAGATACGATAATAAAGGCTTTACTTCAAAAATAATACAATAAATGATTTACAAAAATGTAAACAGTACATTTCCAAGTCAGGTAGTATCTGATGCAGAGAAACAAAGTTTAGAATACGGACATGCAGTTGGTAGAGCTATAGAGAACGAATGGTTCCGTGGAGACAGAGGTGCTGGTGCAGGTGGAAGATTTGGTAATAACTGGCAAAGCTTTCATAGGTTACGTCTTTACGCTAGAGGAGAGCAGTCTGTTCAAAAATACAAAGATGAAATGTCTATTAACGGCGATTTGTCTTATTTAAATTTAGACTGGCAACCTGTAGCTGTATTATCAAAATTTGTTGATATTGTTGTAAACGGTATGACTGACAAAGGTTATAAGATTAAATCTTTTGCAACTGATCCATACGCTTTAAAACATAGAACTGATTATACTAAAGGTATCATAAGAGATATGAACGCAAAACCTTTGCTTGAAGATATACAAAACAAGCTTGGTACTAATTTGTTTTCAACTAATGATCCATCTAATTTACCTGAGTCTAGAGAAGAACTAGATTTATTTATACAGCTAAACTACAAACAAGCTGTTGAGATTGCTGAAGAAGAAGTTATAGATAACATATTAGAGTTTAATAGATACGAAGAAGTAAAGAAAAGAGTTGCTCAAGATTTAACAATACTAGGTATTGGTGCTACTAAAACTAGCTTTAACTTATCTGAAGGAGTTGTAGTAGATTACGTTGATCCTGCTAACTTAGTTTATTCTTATACTGAAGACCCTAACTTTGAAGACATATACTATGTTGGTGAAGTTAAAGGTATTTCATTACAGGAATTAAAGAAACAATTCTCTGACTTGACAGACTCTGAACTAGAAGAAATACAAAAACAACCTGGAGACAGTAATTACACTAGACAATATAATGGTCAAGATGATAATTACGATAGTGTACAGGTTTTATACTTTGAATATAAGACGTACTCTAACCAAGTATTTAAAATAAAGAAAACAGATCAAGGACTTGAAAAAGCTCTTGAAAAGCCTGATACGTTTGATCCACCAGAAAGTGATAACTTTGAGAGAGTATCAAGATCAATAGAAGTACTATATAGTGGAGCTAAGGTTTTAGGTAGCAATAAAATGCTTAAATGGGAACTAGCTGAGAATATGACTAGACCTTATAGCGATCAAACTAAAGTTGAGATGAATTACTCGTTGTCAGCTCCTAGAATGTACAAAGGTAGAATAGATAGTATCGTTAGCAAGTGTATTGGCTTTGCTGATATGATACAGATTACTCATTTAAAAATACAGCAAGTATTATCTAAGATGGTACCTGATGGTGTTTTTGTTGATGTTGATGGTTTAGCTGAAGTCGATTTAGGTAACGGTACAAATTATAATCCACAAGAAGCTTTAAATATGTACTTCCAAACTGGTAGTATTATAGGTAGATCTTTAACTCAAGATGGTGATCCAAACAGAGGTAAAGTACCTATTCAAGAATTAAACTCTTCGTCTGGTATTAATAAGATACAAGCTCTTACTCAAACTTATCAATACTATTTACAGATGATAAGAGATGTAACAGGTTTAAATGAAGCTAGAGATGGTAGTATGCCAGCTAAAGATTCTCTTGTAGGTTTACAAAAACTAGCAGCAGCTAATTCAAACGTAGCTACTAAACACGTATTACAGTCTTTAATGTATATAACAGTTAGGACATGTGAGAATATAAGCTTAAGAGTAGCGGATATGTTAAACTTCCCTCTTACTAAAAACGCTTTAATGAATTCTATAAATTCTGTGAACGTAGCAACTTTAGAAGAGATCGAAAATCTAAATATGCACGAGTTTGGTATATTCTTAGAATTAGAACCAGAAGAAGAAGAAAAAGCTAATTTAGAAAAGAACATACAAATTGCATTGCAAACTCAGAGTATAAATCTAAGTGACGCTATTGATATTAGACAGATTAGAAATTTAAAACTTGCTAATCAGTTTCTAAAGAATAGACAGAAGATGAAGAGAGAGCAAGAGCAAGAAGCGCAACAAGCTAATATTCAGGCACAAGCACAAGCAAATGCTGAGTCTGCAGAAAAAGCTGCTATGGCTGAGTTACAGAAGCAACAAGCTTTAGCTCAAACAGAGTTACAAATAGAGCAAGGTAAATCTCAATTTAAGATACAGCAAATGCAACAAGAAGCTGAAATTAAAAAACAATTGATGGCTGAAGAGTTTAATTACAAGATGCAACTAGCTCAGGTACATGCAAATGCAGAAACAAATAAAGAAAAAGAAATTGAAGACAGGAAAGACGAGAGAACTAGAATACAAGCTACTCAACAGTCTGAACTGATAAATCAAAGACAAAACGATTCATTACCAAAAGACTTTGAGTCTGCAGGTATGGACAACCTAGGAGGTTTCGGCTTAGAGCAGTTTGATCCTAGGTAAGCTTATTAACTATTTAATTATATTATATTATGTCAGAAGTAAAACAAGAGGGTGACTTCAAAATGAAGGCTAAACCTAAAAGACCTAAGAACTTAGGCAAGAAAAACGAAATAACAAAAGTGGATTTATCTAAACCTTCGGAAGAAAGCCAAGGCGAAGTAATACCAGATGTTATAAAAGTAGAGATTAAAGAACCAGTTGTTGAACAAGTTGTTGAAGAAGTAGAAGCTACTGAAGAAGTAGTTGAAGAGACTGCTGGAGTTATTCAAGAAATAACAGAAGAAGAAATAGTAGAAACATCAAAAGCTCTTGAACAAGAAGTAGCTGAAGCTGTTAGAGATGAAAAGGTAATAGGAAAAGCATTACCAGAAAACATCGAAAAACTAGTTTCATTTATGGAAGACACAGGTGGTACAATCGATGACTACGTAAGATTAAACACTGATTACTCTAATGTAGATGAAAAAACATTGATTAGAGAATATTATAAAAAATCAAAACCTTATCTGGATAAAGATGATTTAGACTTGATTATGGAGGATAATTTCCAATATGATGAAGACTTAGATGAGGAGAAAGACATTCGCAGGAAAAAACTTGCGTATAAAGAAGAAGTTGCTAAAGCCAAAAGCTTTTTAGAAGAGACCAAGAGTAAATATTACGACGAAATCAAGTTGAGACCCGGCGTAACTCAGGAACAACAAAAAGCAAATGACTTTTTTAACAGATTCAACGAGGATCAAAAAGCTGCAGAAGAAAAGCATAACAATTTCTTACAAAGAACTAAGAATTTACTTAACAACGATTTCAAAGGTTTTGATTTCAATGTTGGCGAGAAAAAATTTAGATACGGAGTAAAAAATGTTAACGAGGTTGCTGAAGCACAATCTGATATTTCAAACTTTATAGGGAAGTTCCTAGATAAAGAAGGAAACATATCAGACGCTAAAGGTTATCACAAAGCTCTGTACGCCGCTAGGAACGCTGATACTATAGCGCAACACTTTTATGAGCAAGGTAAAGCTGATGCTGTAAAGAACGTTGTAGCTAAATCTAAAAACATTAAGACAGACCCAAGACAAACTTCTAGTGGTAGTGTTTTTGTAAATGGATTAAAAGTTAAGTCGATTAGTGGAGCCGATTCATCAAAACTTAAAATTAAAAAAAGAACTTTTAACAATTAAAAATTAAAATTATGGCATTAACACCAGCATTCGGTTCAATTAAACCGAGTCAAAAACAACAAATTTTAGAATCTAACTTCTTATCATTTAACGGTGGTGCAGGAGCAGGAGATTCAAACTCATTCGCACAACAGTATTTACCTGAGATCTACGAACAAGAAGTAGAGCGTTATGGAAACAGAACATTATCTGGATTCTTACGTATGGTAGGAGCAGAAATGCCAATGACTTCTGATCAAGTAATTTGGTCTGAACAAAACAGATTGCACGTAGCATATAACGACGTATCTAACGATGGAACAAACACTCTTACTTTCGCTGTAGGTGGAGCAGGAGATGCTTTCGTAGAAAACGTTATTTCTAAAAACCAAACTATTGTAATTTTAGATCCAGCTGGATTAGAATTAAAAGCTTTAGTTACTGAATCTTCTCAAGCTGGAGTATTGGCAACTGTAGAAGTAGCGCCTTATACTGCTGCTAATACTGGGGCTTTAGCTGCTACTGGATTAAAGATTTTCGTATACGGTTCTGAGTATGGAAAAGGATCTAACGTAGTTAACTCTACTGGAGCTGCAGATGTAAGTGGTTATAAAACTATTACTCCTTCTTTTACTCAATTCTCTAACTCACCAGTTATCATTAGAAACAAATACGTAGTATCTGGATCTGACATGGCACAAATCGGATGGGTAGAAGTTGCAACTGAAGACGGAACTTCTGGGTATTTATGGTATTTAAAAGCTGAATCTGAAACTAGATTACGTTTTGAAGACTATTTAGAAATGTCTGTAGTAGAAGGAGAAAAAGCTGCTGCTGGATCTGGAGCTGCTACTGCTGGAGTAAAAGGTACTCAAGGTTTATTTGCTGCTATCAAAGATAGAGGTAACACTAACGTAGGGTTTACTGCTGCTGGAGGATTAGCTACATTTGACGAGATCTTGAAAAACTTAGATACTCAAGGAGCTATTGAAGAAAACATGTTATTCTTAAACAGACAAACATCTTTAGACTTTGATGATATGCTAGCTGGTGTAGGTGCTGCAACAGGCGGTGTTTATGCAGGTGGTAGTTCTTATGGAGTATTTGAAAACTCTGAAGACATGGCATTGAACTTAGGTTTCTCTGGTTTCAGAAGAGGTTCTTACGACTTCTACAAAACTGACTGGAAATACTTAAACGATGCTTCTACTCGTGGAGCTATTCAAGGAGCTGTAGCAAGTGTTGAAGGTGTATTAATACCTGCAGGAACTTCTACAGTATATGATCAAATCTTAGGAACTAATATCAGACGTCCATTCTTACACGTACGTTATAGAGCTTCACAAGCTGACGACAGAAAGATGAAGACTTGGTTAACTGGTTCTGCAGGAGGAGCTGTAAGTTCTGACCTAGATGCAATGGAAGTAAACTTCTTATCAGAAAGATGTTTATGTGTACAAGGAGCTAACAACTTTGTATTATTCCAAGGAGTATAATTATTATGTAATTCTTACCCTCGTTATATCAACGGGGGTAATTATTACCCTTATTAAACTATTAAATTTTATTATATTATGGCTAAACAAGCTACAGCTAAAAAAGTCGAGGTAGCACCTCAACCAATCGTAGAGACTAAAAAAGCATCTACACCAGTACAACCTACTGAACCAAAGTGGGAAATAAAAGATAGAACGTATGTATTAAAAGGAGGTATTAATCCACTAACATTGACTATACCATCTAAACATACTAGAAAACACTCTTTATTATTCTTCGATGAAGAAAAAGGAGAACAAAGAGAAATAAGATACGCGACGAATCACGCGTCTATATTTAAAAACGAACAAGAAGGAGAAGCTACATTAGGTCATATTGTATTCAGAGACGGATCACTAACTGTGCCTAAGCAAAAACAAAACTTACAAAAACTATTGTCTCTGTATCACCCTTTAAGAGGGAGAATATATAGCGAATTTAGTCCTGTAAAAGTAGCTGAAAATGATTTAGATATATTAAACTCTCAAATCGAAGCAATGAATGCTGCTAAAGAAATGGATATTGACCATGCTGAAGCAATACTAAGAGTAGAACTTGGTTCTGCTGTTGCTAAGATGAGTTCTAAGGAACTTAAAAGAGATTTACTATTATTTGCTAGAAGTAATCCTGAAATGTTCATAGAGTTAGCTAATGACGATAACGTGCAATTAAGAAACTTTGCAATTAGAGCGTCAGAAGCTGGACTTATAAAATTATCTCAAGATCAAAGAACATTTGCTTGGGGGTCAAACGGAAGAAAATTAATGAATGTTCCATTTGATGAAAACCCTTACTCTGCATTTGCAGCCTTCCTTAAAACCGATGAAGGTGTAGAAATCTACAGATCTATAGAGAAAAATCTATAAAAACAAGTAATACTAATATAGTGGAGACTACTAATCGTGGTCTCCATTGTATTATAACAAATAAATAAAATGGCAATAAACGTAGATACAGTATATAAGACAGTTTTATTAATACTAAACAAAGAGCAGCGTGGATATATGACGCCTGACGAGTTTAATAAAACAGCTACACAAGTTCAACTCGATATATTTGAACAATACTTCGAAGACTTAAACCAACAACTACGAGTGCCACAATCTGATTATGACTACTCTGATAGACAAATGAGTATTGATGAGAAGATTTCTCC